AAAAAATCCAGGATCTTGGGCAAATGGTCTAAGAGTTGCCATTATTGATGCAAAAGCAGACCAAATTTTAACTGGAGTTACAACATCTTCACAGTTACAATCTTTTATTGTTGGATATGGAATCACTCAGGCAATTTCAACAAATCTTCCAGGAATAGGAACATTTGGAGCACTGGATGGTTATCTAAAAGGAATTATTACTGAAGTTAATTCTGGAAGCGTTTCTGTAAAGGTTGTATCTCACGTTTCTGCAGCAGGAACTGTAACTAACGTTGACTACCAACCTTTGGGAGTTTATGCTTTTAGCAATTCGGGATCTGTTGCTATCCATACAACTGCTTCAGCAAGTGGAATAACAACAACTTATACTTCTAGAAGCGATTGGTTTGATCAGCAATCTTTAGGATTAACGACTACTTCCACTATCATGTGGAATAATATTGCACAAAGACCATCAACTTCAACTTTTGCGGCATCTAGAGGAGCAAGATTTGATGAAGTTCATGTTGTAGTAATTGATTCGACTGGTCAAATTAGTGGAAATGCTGGAACTATTTTAGAAAAGCATTTGAGTCTTTCCAAAGGTTCTGATGCAGAGTTTTCTCTTGGAAGTCCATCTTACTGGAGAAAGTATCTTTCAACTGCTTCTAATTATCTTTTCGGAGGATCTGCACCAGTAGGAATAGTTACAACTTCAACACTCAAAGATACCTTCGGTGCTTCAACCGATATTGGATGGGATCAAGAAGTTGAAGGAATTGCATTTGGTGCAATAGGATCTCAAACATATTCTTTATCTGGTGGTATTGATTATAATGGATCCTCAGGTCTTACATCTTCCGGAGCATTATCGGCACCTTTAGCCAATCTTGCAAGTGGATATGATATATTTGCTAACGTAGATAATTATAAAGTTGATTTCTTATTAATGGGATCTGCAAATTATGAAAAAGAAACTGCACAATCATTAGCAAATAAACTAATCGCAGTTGCAGAAGAGAGAAAAGATGCTATTGCTTTTGTTTCGCCACATAGAAGAGCATTTTTAACTGATACTTCTGCTGGATCAGTGACTGTAAACTCGGATTCTGTTATTACAGACAATATAATCAGTTTCTACTCACCAATTACATCATCATCATATGCTGTATTTGATAGTGGATACAAATACATGTATGACAGATTCTCAGATACATTTAGATATATTCCAACAAATGGAGACATTGCTGGTTTGTGTGCTAGAACTGATAATAATAGCTTCCCATGGTTCTCTCCCGCAGGAACTAGTAGAGGTGCTATTTTAAATGCAGTTAAACTCGCATATAATCCATCAAAAGTTCAACGTGATAGTCTTTATTCAAATAGAGTTAATCCTATTGTATTTTCTCCTGGATCTGGAATTATTTTATTCGGTGATCGCACTGGATTAGGAAAAGCATCTGCATTTGACAGAATTAACGTTCGTAGACTCTTTATTTACTTGGAAAATGCAATTGCCGCTGCTGCCAAAGATCAACTCTTTGAATTTAACGATGAGATTACCAGATCAAACTTTGTTAATATTGTCGAACCATTCCTAAGAGATGTTCAATCCAAGAGAGGAATCTTTGATTATGTAGTTGTTTGTGATGAAACTAACAACACTGCTGCAGTGATTGATAATAATGAATTTATTGCTGATATTTACATTAAACCAGCAAGATCAATTAATTTTATTGGTCTTACTTTTGTTGCCACCAGAACTGGTGTCTCCTTTGAAGAAATTATTGGAAACGTTTAATTTACTTTAGAATCTTAGTTTAGAGGTTAACGAACTATGGCAACTAGAAACCAAATAAATCCACCACCATTAAGAAAGATCACTGATTTCAAAAGTAAATTAACAGGTGGTGGTGCAAGACCCAATCTATTTGAAGTTGTACTTTCATTCCCAACTGCAGCACCAGCAGATAATGTAACTTTAGATAAAGCTAGATTCTTGGTTAAAACTGCTGCTCTTCCAGCATCAAACGTGTCTCCAATTGATGTTCCTTTTAGAGGAAGAATTTTAAAAATTGCCGGAGACAGAACTTTTGATACTTGGACGATTACTGTTATTAACGACACCGACTTTGCTATTCGTTCAGCTTTTGAAAACTGGATGAATAAAATCAATAGAGTCTCTGATAACACTGGTGTTACTAATCCAGAATTATATCAGGCAGATGCCTTTGTTTATCAGTTAGATCGTGATGGTTCAACATTGAGATCATATCATTTCTATGATATTTTCCCAACTAATATTTCTGCAATTGACCTGTCTTATGACGCATCTGATACAATTCAAGAATTCACCGTAGAACTTCAAGTTCAGTGGTGGGAAGCTATCAAAGGTAATGGTGCAGCAGCTGGCGGTCAAAATATTAACTAAATATAGGATATAACACGTTTAATAATTATAAAATGGCAAAACTTTTTGGTTTTTCAATTGATGATGATAAAAAATCAAAATCCATAGTCTCCCCCGTACCTCAAACCAATGAGGACGGGGTTGATAATTATATTGCTAGTGGATTTTATGGTCAGTACTTAGATATTGAAGGTGTATATAGAACTGAACACGATTTAATTAAAAGATATCGCGAAATGGCAATTCACCCAGAGTGTGATAATGCTATTGAAGATGTTGTAAATGAAGCTCTCGTTAGCGATTTGTACGATTCTCCGATAGAAATAGAATTATCAAATTTGAATGCTAGTGATAAATTAAAGGAAAAAATAAGAGAAGAGTTTAGATATATCAAAGAAATAATGGACTTTGATAAAAAGTGTCATGAAATTTTTAGAAACTGGTATATTGATGGTAGACTATATTATTTAAAAGTTATAGATGTTAAGAAACCAGAAGATGGGATTCAAGAGTTAAGATACATTGATCCCATGAAGATGAGATATATTCGCCAAGAAAAAAAGAAAAGTCAGAGAGATTTAAGTGGAAAGGCAGTTGAATTTACACAAAATCAAAAATTACTTCAACAAGAATTTGAGGAATATTTCTTATACACACCAACTCCAAATTATCCAGCAGGAATGATTTCTGGTGGTAGCGGAACTCCAAGAGGTGTAAAAATAGCAAAGGATTCAGTTGCATATTGTAGTTCTGGTCTAGTTGATAGAAATAAAGGTACTGTTCTTTCATATTTACATAAAGCTATTAAAGCACTTAATCAATTAAGAATGATTGAGGATTCTCTTGTAATTTACAGACTATCACGTGCCCCAGAACGTAGAATTTTCTATATTGATGTTGGCAATCTTCCAAAAGTAAAAGCAGAACAATACCTTAAAGAGGTTATGTCTCGCTATAGAAATAAACTTGTCTACGATGCGAACACTGGCGAAGTTCGTGATGATCGCAAATTCATGAGTATGCTTGAAGACTTTTGGCTCCCAAGAAGAGAAGGTGGTAGAGGAACTGAAATTACCACTCTTCCTGGAGGTCAAAATCTAGGAGAACTTTCCGATATTGAATATTTTCAGAAAAAACTTTATAGAGCACTTGGAGTTCCCGAATCAAGAATTGCAAGTGATGGTGGGTTTAATCTTGGAAGATCTTCAGAAATTCTCAGGGATGAATTAAAGTTTGCAAAATTTGTTGGTAGACTGAGAAAACGTTTTGCAAACATGTTCAATGATATTTTAAGAACGCAGTTAATATTAAAGAACATTATAACTCCTGAAGATTGGGAATTTTTAAGCGACCATATACAATACGACTTTCTTTATGACAATCAATTTGCAGAATTGAAAGAAGCAGAATTGATGACAAATAGATTGGGAATTTTAGCAACTATAGAACCATATATTGGAAAATACTATTCTAATGAATATGTTCGCAAAAAAGTACTTCGTCAAACAGATTCTGAAATAATCGACATTGATAAACAAATTAAAACAGAAATTAAAAAAGGAATAATACCAGATCCTTCTATGGTTGATCCAATAACTGGAGAACCATTACCACAACCAGGAGAAATGGTTGCCGGTGATTTAGGTCAAAATCCAGTTAGTGATATAGGTCAAGTTCCAGTAGAACCAGATTTAGAACAGCAATCTATAAATGTAGATGCTCAATTGAAAAAGGATTATAAAAAAGCAGAGATATAAATAACATTATATTAACATATAAATTTTATGGAAGACGTTATTGATCTAATTGCAACTGACTCTGCCCCATCAGAAATTTCTGCATCTATTAAAAATGCATTGTTTTCAAAATCGGTAGAGAGAATTAATGAATTAAAGCCAGAAATAGCTTCATTTATGTTTGATATTGATCAAGAAGTAGAAACTTCATCGGAAGAAGAATAATGCAGATTACAAAAATAATATCAACAGAAGTAACTACCCCAACAACGGCAGGAACTGCAACTAGTATATCTTCGGCAACTTGTATTCGTTTATTTAATAATACTACTGGAGTTGCAACTATTGGTATAAACACACTGGTTGGAGCAGCTTCAACAAATTATTTTGCTATGCCTGCGGGATCTGTGGAATTTTTAACCAAATTACCATCTGATGTTATCTGGACATCAGTGGCAATCAAAGCAAATCAAGTAGGATTTACAAACTAAAAAAATGAAACTCATTACAGAAGAAGTATCACAAGTTAAATTCATAACCGAAGGAAAAGGTTCTGAAAAGAAAATGTATATTGAGGGTGTTTTCCTTCAAGGTGATATTTGCAATCGCAATGGAAGAATGTATCCAATGGATACTCTTTCTCGTGAGGTAAAGAGATATACTGAGGCATTTATTAATAAAGGTCGTGCTCTCGGTGAACTTGGTCATCCAGATGGTCCAACTGTAAATCTTGATCGCGTTTCTCACAAAATTGTTTCTCTAACTTGTGAGGGAAATAATTTTAGAGGTAAAGCACAACTTCTAGAAACACCAATGGGTAAGATTGCAAAATCTCTCATTGGAGAAGGTGTTTGCCTTGGTGTTTCTTCTCGTGGTGTTGGTTCATTAAAGATGACCAATGAAGGTCATAAAATTGTTGGTGAAGATTTTATGTTAGCAACTGCTGCTGATATTGTAGCAGATCCTTCAGCTCCTGATGCTTTTGTTCAGGGAATTATGGAAGGGAAAGAGTGGGTTTGGGAAGGTGGAATTCTCCGCGAAAAACTTGCAGAGCAAACTAAAAGAAAAATTAATACCTTAGTTGATCAAAAAAGACTTGATGAACATAAACTAAATTTATTCAGTGATTTTCTTTCAAATCTATAATTTATAAATAAATATAGATTATAAACAAATATCTAAAAAAATGTCCGTTGGTAGAAATTTACAAGAGATGGAAAACGTAGTAACCAAAGGAGCAACTCCAGCAGATCCAATGCAGAGATTGGCAACAGGTATTCCTGATGGTCAATCTGGTGCTTGGGAAGATTTAGGAGGACCAACTCCCCAGAATAGCAGACCGGATGACAATTCTAACATGCTAAGAACTCCTGGAGCAACTCTTGCCCAAGTTAGAGATGTTGTTAATGCCAAAGCAGCAGCCGCCGAACCAATGAAGACCATGGCAAACGAAGAAGTCGAAGAAGATGAAGATCTCGTCGACGAAGAGGATGCAGAAGAA